TAAGCGACATGCCCGCCGAAAGGCTCGTATAGATTTGATTATTAAACCCCAGTAGTATAAAATGGTATTACACCAAGAGAGAGGTTACAAAATGTCAGGTTTTCAACCAGCATCGCTTAAAGATGTTGCTTTCGCTATTGAAAAAGATTGGGTCAAAGTTAGTCCATATGCTCAGCCTTACTTGGATGCGCTGAAGCAGTTGGATTCGATCAACGATAGTTATTATGCCGATACAGCAAAATCTGTAGTTCTTTATTTCTTGGCTAATGCTTCCTCCTACAGGGGAGAGTCTGCAAAAGCGCACAAAACATATCTGAAGAGTTTAGTTAAATAAATAAATAAAATTCACCCGCTGGGAAAAGTAGACATTCTCGGCGGGTGAGTCTTATGTCATAAACACAAAACTGGGTTATGGGGTATTCTTCCCATTAAGGCGCTTCACCTTTCGAGCGCCTGAGTTCGGTGGGGTTGATGCGAAGCCACGCGTCCATCCTCTCTCTAGCGTGACATTGCTCCCCCACCGAGCGACCCCCCTTGACATACATTCACCTGTACCTGCTACATTTTATTCAGGTTCGCAAAACACCTAACACTTCAAAAGTGAAGCCAGTCCGATACTGGCAACAATGAAGCGCTATATCCAATAGCGAATAAATGTTCACTCCGAATCAATGGAGGAATATGCGATTCTATGAAACTATCCTCAAACCAGTTCCAGTCTTTTTTCTCGCCGCTGGACTTATCGTACTTAATCCACTTCATATCCCGCCCGATGTAAAAGCGAGTGCGTATGAAATTTCAGAAGCCGAAGTTGTCAAGGAGATAAAACCTAAAACAATTGAACGCGACCCTGAAGTTGCCAAGGTACATGCAAAAAACACTATGGGAGATTTCGGATGGAAGTCCGAATATCAATGGCAATGCCTTGAATCAATGTGGACGAAAGAAAGCAACTGGCGTCCAAATGCTTACAACAAATCCCCCGTTTATCAGAATGGCAAAAAACTTCATGCTGGTGGGATTCCACAGATTCTTGGGCTTGACCCCGAGATAACGGTAGAGCGTCAAATCGAACGAGGATTTATTTATATCGAAAGTAGATATTCTGACCCTTGTACGGCGTGGCGGTTTTGGCAACGAAACTCTTATTATTAAACTACCCCTATGAGTGATGGAATGAAGAAGCCTTCGGTAATAGACAACGCGCTCGCCGAAATCGGGCGCGTTGCCTTCCTGGAGCCAGCAATCTGTACGGGCTGGGTTTTAGTATCTGAATGGATGGGTTCTACCGACGATGATTACTGGACACTTACCCTTACTGACGATCAGAACCCCGATTGGCGACAAAAGGGATTGATGCACCACGCTTTAGAAACTTGGGAGGATGATGAAGTTGGATTCTCAGAACCAGTTAAATACGACGAAGAGTGAACGCGAGCGCCTAGATTTGTTGGCAAAACTCTTGGAAGAAAGATTTGGCGACACGAAATCAAATGTTGCCGAATTCACCCTTTCTCAAAAATAAGTGAGACAATTTCTACATGAGTTTAATTGATTTTGTTAATGAAGCCCCTTGTCGCAATTCTGACCCTTGGCTCTTTGACCAATATCAAATAGACTTAGCGCTCCCAGCATTAAACATTTGTAAAACTTGTATATTTTGGGAAAACTGTAACTCTCTAGTTGAGCCTTCTAGTAATTTTTATGATGGAGTGTGCGCGGGTACGGTATGGCGCAATGGAAGAATTTTGGCTAAGTTAATTCCTGAGTCGCCAAATAGTTTAATTGTCGGAGAGGAAATACTAAAGGATGTTGATGCCATGGAATTTTGTGGGAGCGAGTTGCTCGGGGATAGAAACTGAATATTTCTTTCCTGAAGTTAAATCATTTTCAGAAGAAAACTTAATAGCAAAAAAGATTTGTCAGTCGTGTGTGGTAAAAAAGGATTGCTTGGAATACGCGCTTCACTATTCTGTATCAGGAATATGGGGTGGCACTTCAAACCGAGAAAGAATTGGAATAAGAAGAAAACTAAACATAATAGCAAAACCACTACTAAGAGATAGGGCACTATAATGACAACGCTAACAATCACAGGAAATCTAGTTGCTGACCCCGAAATCAGGATTATTAACAGCGGAAAGTCAGTTGCATCTTTTACGGTTGTCTCTTCTAAATCCAAAAAACTTCCTGATGGGACTTGGGAAAATACCGACACTACTTTCTGGAGTGTGAAGTGTTGGGATAAATTGGCAGAAAATGTGGCTGAAAACCTACGCAAAGGGGTATCGGTGATCGTGGTCGGGACGGCAGTTCAAGAGAACTGGGACGATAAGGCAACGGGTGATAAGCGCTCCAAGATTGCTGTAACGGCTTGGAATGTTGGAGTTGATATGAAGCGCCATTCCTACACCGTCTCGGTCATAGAACGCCAAGGCGCCTTAGATTTGCACAATAGCCCGATAGACCCGTGGAGTGTTCCACTTTCCGAGTCGGCTCCTTTCTAAACCTAAGTGTAGTATCATGGGGTTAATAATCCAATGATAGGGGTTTAGAAATGGCGTGGAACGAAATACTGGTAAGCGTAATTGATGGAAGTAAAACTGTTGTCTCGGCTCAGGGGCGCCCTTTTGTTTCTTTAGAAATTGCTTCAAAGGAATATGTCGAGGTGCATTTAACCACCGAGGTTGATGAGTTGCCCTTCAAAGTTATCTTTAAGCGTTTCGACCAAATCGGCGGTATTTTAGAAGAACGCGAATATGGTCAGACTGGCACTTTAGATTTGGCTCGCAAGTTAGTAATTGAAGTTGCCAATCTTCGGCTAAATTCATTTCAGATCGTGCTAGACGGAGAAAAAGCCGAAATTGAACTAACGCTATAATCTATGTGTGTATGACGACTTTGCATCCCGCGATGGCGCTATTTCTGTATTAGGTACTTTTGCTATTCAAACCCATGAATTATTCTTGGAGTTTAAGAAGGCAGGATTTACTGACGAACAGGCGATAGCAATTGTTGTCGGATTAGCCCAAAGAGAGTAGGCAAGTGGTAAATGGTACAAAAAAAACCTGACCTACAAGAAATTGGTGCAACGGGTTTACGCCGTTCAGGGGGAACAATATTTGAAGAGTTCCTAGTCAATTTACGCGGTATCCGCGGATTCAAAATATATCGTGAGATGGCAGATAACGACCCAACTATCGGGTCAATGTTGTATGCGATTGAAAAAGTTATTACTCGTCTTGAGTGGCGCGTAGACCCATTCTCGGATGATTCAGTAGATGGCGAAGTAAAACCTGAAGATAAAGAAAATGCGGCTTTCATAGAATCTTGTTTGCACGATATGTCAGATTCGTGGGATTCGGCACTTTCACAAATTCTTTCAATGCTGGTTTTTGGATTCTCATATCACGAAATTGTTTACAAAGTTCGTGGGGGAGATGTTAAAGACCCTACCAAAAAATCAAAGCACACCGACGGCAAGATAGGCTGGAGAAAACTTCCTATCCGCGCCCAAGAGACTTTGTTTCGTTGGGAAATGGACGAAGATGGTGGAATTCAAGCCATGGTTCAAGTAGACCCATCTACAGGTGGCACTCATGTAATTCCAATCGAGAAGGCTTTACTGTTTCGTACCAGTTCACAAAAGAACAACCCCGAAGGTCGCTCACTACTTCGTAACGCCTATCGCCCTTGGTATTTCAAGCGCCGTATTGAAGAAATTGAAGCAATTGGTATAGAGCGCGACTTGGCTGGATTGCCAGTTGCCTACCTACCGCCTGAATATCTTTCATCCTCCGCCACTCCAGAACAAGCATCAGTTTTAACCTCAATCCAAAATATCGTAACTTCGATTAAGCGGAATGAGCAAGAGGGAATTGTTATGCCCTCTATGTATGATGACAACGGTCATAAAATGTTTGACCTTCAGTTGCTTTCATCAGGTGGCTCGCGCCAGTTCGATACAGACAAAGTAATTCAGCGCTATGACCAAAGAATGTCTATGTCGGTGCTTTCAGACTTTATTCTTCTTGGTTCAGACCGAGTTGGCTCTTATGCACTAGGTACCTCGAAGATGGATTTATGGTCAATGTCAGTTGATGCTATTGCTAAAAACATTGCTGAGGTTATGAATCAGTATGCAATTCCTAGACTATTAAAACTAAACGGTATGGATGTCTCACGCGCTCCATACTTAAACTACGGTGAAGTAAGCCATGTTGATCTAGCCGAGATTTCAGACTTTGTTACTAAATTGGCTCAGGCTGGCGTTCTCATGCCTGACCCTAAGTTGGAAGATTATCTACGCGAATTGGCTGGATTACCACCTGCCGAACACGATGGAGAAAACTTTGGTATGCCACCTATGCCTGACGGTACGAATCCCCCTGATGTTCCTAGTATGGAACCAGAAGTAAGCGACCTTGATGATTTACCAACAGCGCAAGGAACGGAACCGCTAGACGGCGATGTGGAGTAATCAATGCCACTTTTCTTTGGTCGTGACCCTAATCGAAGTATTCCACTAACAATAGAAGAGCAAGCGCTCGCTAGAGTTCTCTATGATGCGATTCGTCGCGCCACCAATACAATCAAGGTAGAAGAATTAGCAAAAATCATTGGTCGCTTAGACCCAGATTCACTTAACAGGCTACTAAACGCCATAACAGTCGGTAAAGACCGCAAGCGAATAGAAGATGCCTTAATGAACTCAATTGATATTGGTGGCAATGAAGCCGTCAGACAGATGCAAAGTATTTCTCCGAGATTATCGCTTCCAGCCTTTTTGCCCAACCCTGTAAAAATACTTAACAAGGTACCTATGGCAGGAATGGACTTTACGAAGATTCCAACATGGGCTTCACCTAATCCATTAGCGGGTGAGTTCACTTTCTCATTTAATAAAACAAACCCAAACTCGCTTGCCTTTGCTGCCTCTCGCGCTGGGCAGTTGATTACAAGCATTGATGAATTAACCCGTCTAGCAGTTCGCAAAATTATTACTGACGCTTTCAATGAGCAGATTGATTATCTCCAAACAGCACGAAGAATTAAAAACATTGTTGGATTACACCCAAGGTGGGCTGAAGCGGTTACAAAATTTGAGCGGGCAGAAATCGCTCGGTTAATCAAGGCTGGTCTAAAAGAGACTACCGCTCGCGCACGGGCGCAAGCCTCGGCTTCCAAGTATGCCGATAGATTACAGGGCGCTCGCGCCAAAATGATTGCTCGTACAGAAATTCAGATTGCACAAAACCAAGGTCGCTATGAGGGTTGGAAGCAAGCAAGCGCTGAAGGTCTAGTAGACCCCGCTTCACAAAAGATGTGGATTACGGCAAAAGATGAGCGCACTTGCAATATTTGCGCCCCGCTAGACGGCGAAACCGTTCGTTGGAACGGAGTTTTTTCGGTAGGCATAGAAGCGCCGATAGTTCACCCAAATTGCAGGTGTGCCATGGTTATCTTGCCACCCGAGAGGAAATAATGGCTTTCGCAGTCAAATTTAAGCCAGGACTTAAACCAGTTTTCAAACACGGCTCGGGCGACCAAAAACCTCACGGCAGTTGGGCAAATGGAACCGCTAACAACAACGACATGGGCGGTACAGGGGTTGATATTACTGAGAGTTTGAAAACCATTTTTGGTTCTACTGATGGTGTTGTTGTATCGAACCCAAAAACTCATGCTTCTATTAAAGCATTGCAGGAGAAGTTAGCCTCCGAGGGTAAAGCCTATGGCGATATACAACTTGAAATGATTGCCGAACTACAGGGTTTCAATGGCAGACCCAAAGCAGTTGAGACGATAGAGGAATTGAAAAAAGTTGCCGAAGGTGGGGGACAAATAGTTTTTCGAGGTGTGAGTGATTATTCTGAGAATGTTGCTCGCGCAGAAAGCATGATTCAACGCAATGATTCTTTTGATAAGGGAGATGTAACTCTTAAAGCAACCGATATTGCACAAGATTTCGTTACGGGTTCCTATCGTGCTGGATGGGGCTATTTTGGTAATGGTATTTATACAACCAATGATGCTCAATTAGCGGCTCATTATGCCCAACAAAGAGATATCGATAACGGAAATATGGGTAATGGCGTAATAATCGCTATGGCTATTCCTAAATCTGCGCGGATGCCGTCAAAAGAAGTCGTTAAAATGGCGATGAAGGAAAGTGTAACTTTTACTGGGAGCAGAGATGTTGGTAGAAATTTAGCGGCAAAAGGTTATCAGGCTTATGATTCGGGATTCGTGCAATCTGACAAAATGGGCAATATCATCGTGCTTGACCGTTCTATGGTTACTGCACTTTCAAAACCTCTCGTAAATTGGCTTGAGGTTTCTGACTCTTTGAAAAAGGGTTCAGATAGGCAAGCAATGGTAATTACTCCTGCCCAATCCCACGCTTTTGCTCGTATTGTGAGGACATTTAATAGCGCCCAAAGAGATGCTTATTACGATGCAATTCTTTCGCGGGTTCAAGCCGAGGATTATCTCGCTGAATATATCCACCTAGTTCAAAAGCACGGAACAGGCGACCAGAAACCTCACGGGTCATGGGCTGATCAAGGCTTGTCTTTTGCTGGTCTAAAAGCACAAAAGTTTATTGATGGCGGTGGCACTTTGAGCGAAACTTTAAGTTCAAAAGATTCTAAAGTTTTAGAAGCAAAAACAATGGTTGAACAAATGAGCGCAAAATTAGGTTTTGATTTTGCTATAGACTATGGCGTACTACAAACCATGGAAGCAATAAGAGGAATCCAAATAGGTATACCCCTCGAACCTGATAATGTAATAATTGCATATGATAAAAATGGAGCAATAGCGGGGGCAATATCTTTTAACCGCATAGACTTCAAGGGCAGAACTCCCCTATTATTCATAAATCATTTAGGTTCAACTGGAATAATAGATGGAACTGGTTCTTCTTTAACTAGAAGAGTTATTAAATTAGCCGCGAGTGAAAAAAGAGAAATGCAACTTTTTGCTTTAGATTCCAATGCAACAAAGTTTTGGGAAAAAATGGGTTTTGACGATGAAATGTATTCAGGAATGTCTATGGGTATGACATTGGAAAATGTGCAGAGCGAGGCTTCAAAATGATTGATTATTTTGACGGTGTTCGCTGGGTTGAAGAATTGGCAAAAGTTCAAAAGCACGGAACCCACGATCAAAAGAAACACGGAAGTTGGGCTAACGGGTCGGGCGGAGATGTAGCCCCATATGAGTTGAGTTCTTACTATCGTGCCAATTTTGATGAAACTTATGATTATGACGAAATGGTTAAGGTTTACACAGAGAGGTATGGGGAAGATTCGCAAAACGGTGTAGTGGAATCAGAACTCAGAGCATTAAATGACTACGCTAACCATGGGTACGAAGATACTAATGCGTATCTAAGAGGGACGCTAGAGGATAGAGTCGCGCTAACACCCAACGAAAGTGGGGCTTTTGTCTCGGGAAACAGCGCCATGCGTGACATTGCATTTAGGGATAATCCAGTAGTAGGAGAGTCCATCGAAAGTCAAACTGCGTCCCATGACCGTTCTATTAGAATATATGAGGCGAAAAACCGCGATTCCATACTTACCGCCTTTAATGCTCAGAAGAGATATCGCCTTCTCCAAACGGTAGACCAACTAGATGAGATAATAAACGATTCCCCCCTTCACTTTAGAGATACAACCCTCTATCGGTCTATGTCTAGTCGTGGGCTATCCACGCTCAAAGTTGGCGATGTAGTGACTGATAGAGGGTTTATGTCCACGACAAGAATTGATATTACCGACCCAAAGAATATGAATGTACTAGCCTCATTTTCGGGTTTAGGTAGTGGGGCGAAGCGCATTGTCGCGGTAATCTATCCTGATAGTAGTAGAAGTATGGGGAGAGGTATCGCGGTAGATGCTATCAAATTAGTGAGTGGGGATTCAACTGATGTCTCAACTAGAGAGAAGGAAGTTCTGCTTCCGCGGAATACCCAATTAAAATTCCTTGGTTATGGAACCCCTAAGATGGGTGATAGAACCATGGAAACTAATGGGCAAGTAGCAGTATTTAAGAGGCAAAACTAATGAGTAGATTTGAAATGAATCTTGAAGAAGTCACCATTACCCGTGCAGGGGAGTTTGCAAAACACGAATCCCACGATCAGTCCACCCACGGTTCTTGGGCAAACGGTGGCGGTTCTACCGATAGCGGTTCAGACAATTCTTATCAAGGCGGGCATCAACCCGACCTTGAAGGCGCTCCACTTCACGACCTAACGGCAGAGGGTTATTACCCAAAAAATGTTTATGAACCTGATGGGGCGCACATTTACGGTACGGGCAACAAGGCTATGGATGCAAAGATGTATTCTCTTGTTCAACAGTTCCGAGGTAAGCCCGACGCACAGATTCAGATTTACCGCGCCGTACCCAAAAAAGCAAGTGGACAAATTAATAGTGGCGATTGGGTCACGCCAATGAAAGATTATGCAATTCAACATGGCGTAAGTAACCTAAATGACGATTACGAGATTCTCACTAGAACAGTTTCAGCCAAAGACATTACCACTAGCGGAGATTCATGGATGGAGTGGGGCTATTCAGCGCCAGTTCAAAAGCACGGTGAAGGCGATCAGAAACCTCATGGCAGTTGGGCTGACGGGTCGGGCGGTGGAAACGGTTTAGACCATCGAGCAGTTTACGACCTTCAGCAAATGTCAGACCCGCTTAAAAGTAAAGTTTATGATGCTGAAGAAAAATATAGCCCCACCGTTCAACGCAAACTTACTAAACCTTTTCCCCCAAAGAACCGAGATGAATACGCAACAAAAGAAGAATACGATAAAGAATATAAAGAATATTCTAAAAATTGGAACAAGTGGTCAAGAGAAACCTCGCGTAATATTCAATCCAGTACAGGAGAAAAACATTTGGACGGTACTGTAAAAGGAATACAAAATTACATCAATGAAGTTACCAATACCGATTGGTTCAAAAAAACTTTTGGTAACGGGGGTGTGATTAAGACTCCCAAAGTAAGCCTTACGGATTCTTCCATCGCTGGCTCTTACCAAATTGGTTTCAAAAGAGGAGTTCCTTTTAGCGGTATGTACATTA